GGATTTTCTATTTTTTCTTGGGACCGCCAAGACGGTGTCTAGTGGTGGATTTTAAGAGGTTACCGTTTCCTCTTTTGATGTCCAGTGGAGGTCCCATCCCTTGCGGCCGTACCACCAGCAGAGCCCCTACGCATCCACAAGGGCAACCACCAGACATCCACACTGAATAAAACAACAATATACAGTCCGGATCCATTTATTAACGTCTCAGCCGGTAAAGAGACGAGTCCTTTTCCTCAAGTATTTGCCTGCGAATAAGCCCTGTCACCGACATTACCAACGAATGACAAAAACACTGGTATGTGACGATACGTTCGCAAAAACACCACTCCGAAAACGATCGGTTTGGGCCCGAGCGGCGGCCAAGGTGGGGTATAACACACCACTTGTGAATCCAAAAGCCACCATATAAATGGTGGTCCCCTGAAGAATAGGGAAGGAATCATTGACTACCGAACTGGCATCACCAAAAATTGGTAGTTTTAACAACGTACCAGCAGTGGCATTGGTGAACGTAGCCGAATTTGGCAACAGTACGCACTTATAAATATCGCCAAGGGCAACATCGGGTGGTGCCGATGCGACATCACCATCCAGTTTATGTCCACTCCCTCCAAGGACAACCGGTACCTCAGATGTTGTTGTCAATGCAAGCCCATTGAGGTAAAACGCGGTCTGATGGTATTTCATCTTGGAGATGGGGAAGGTCAACGCTCGCACGTTAACCTGCATGGTCCTAAAACTGATGTCGTAGTCCATTATGATATACCCAGGGGTCTGTTCAGAGGAAGATCTCGTAAACACGATCAACTCCCCGGGTCCCCGATGTTGAAGGTCCTCACCATTAAGAATATCAGTGTCATATATAACCGGAGGTGGTTTGTAGACTGCAGTGTGATTTTTCCAGAGTGGTCCAAAGACCGTATTCTTATCACTCAACACCACACTCAGGAAGTTCGAACTATCCATGTTCAGAATGGGATTTCCAGCATTCTTGTTAATCATGAGTAGAACGTCTCCCTGTACACTGGTACTTGTCGCAGTAATGTAGTGAAAGGCAACGCCATGCACCACAAACTGGGAATAAATACCAGCGTATGATTTAAGCAGACTACTAGTCAAGGCATGTGGGATAATGGGTGCGCCCCCCACCATGTACCAAGTGGTCAGTGAGGCCTGAACAGCATCGATACTGGTGAGGAAATCCCTACCCCTAATCCTGACCCCACCTGGGGTGGAATTCACAATTGGCTCCGAACCGGACACCGAGTTACCAATGGCCACAGGGGCACTATCAATAGTGGCCACAGGCCCAAAGATAGGAGCAGCAACTTCCGATCTTTTAAGCATTGCCGCCTTCCTAATTTTAGTGACCCGAGACCTGGCACGTCCAGCGTTGGAAGTGGAGTTAGTTGAATTCTTCATCACCATAGCTTAAAAGATTGACCCAATTTATATACGCCGTACCCAACACCTAAACCAGCTGCAACAGGCGCCAAAGCGGGAGCAGCAGCGGAGGCGGATCCTAATATCGTAGCACCAGCTCCAAGCAAATCACCAAACTGTGAAGCTCCGGATGAAGCAGTACGATAATCGTTGAGACCTTTAGGGTTGTACGGACGATATCCGCCAACAACCACTTCTTTCGTAGAGGGAGTAAAACCTACCTTCTTACCGGAAGGTCCAACCCACTGAACGTTGGGTTCGATTACGTGGCCAACGGGTATTGAGTCAATTCTGGGAGGAACCTGATTCAAAACTTTTTGTTGTTGTTGGAAAAGAGACATGGGTTTATATGGGATCCGGCAACCCAACCGGACTGTTCATCCACTCCAACATTGTACAACCGTGCAGTCACTTGGCATTTACATTAGCCCATCAAATTGGATTTGGTTGTTTAAGGAGTGAACCCCACAACTAGCAGCCCCGGTGTCGTTACCCACCGCCTCCGCCTGGGGCACAAATTCACGTAAAAACACTACGAGGGACGTAGACGCCTGGAGACGAAGATACGAGCATTTTGCGATAATGCTTCTCCAGAACCACCTGCTCATCAGGTGTTACGTCAAACGCCCAATAAAAGGAGGCCCTGGTTTCCGGCTGAACATGGCCATACTCCCGGTTGACGCCCTCCTTTAAGCAACGTAGATTCCAAGGCAACAGATCCTCAGATATTTTCCGCCGCTTACCTGATCGTCGATACATTTGATAAAGATCCTGGAATACTGGAATTGAGCCCGTCAAAGCCAGACCCCCGGTTCCCACGGCATCCAACCAACCGCGGAAGAGGTCCTCAGTATCCCATCGTTTCAGCATGACACTGTCTTTGGTAATTGCTGTGTTTGGATTCCTGCACATAATCCAGTAATCACCACCCCAAATTGGCTTGGTTTGGCAAAATTCAATTTGGTCAAACATGGTAACGGGCGGTTCGACAGTCATATTGAATCCCATTTCCAAGAACCACTTAGAAAGAGGAGCCATAAACTTGTCCAAATCACCCTGTTCCATGAAGACAACACAGTCATCACCATTATTAGCCAATTGCGTTGAAACGCCCACATGTTTAGAATACGCATGGATCATTGAGCACATAAGCACACAATTACCCAAAGAAGTATTCATGTCACCACTCATCCGAGTACCTTCGATAGTGTATTGGACACGCCCATCAGGAACGTAACCAACGCACTCATTCTTCAATTGGTATTTCAGTAATTGTCGCAACCTCTGTTTATGTTTCTGTTGGGGATAACACTTGTAGTAGACCTCGTGCTCCCACTTGAGTGCTTCAAGCGAAACATGTTGATCAAATCTAGAAGCATCCAACCCAACAGCAACTGGTCGTTTAAACATTTCCCACTTCTCACGCAACAATGTTGCGGATTCTCTAGCATTGAACCCCTTGATCACTGTTGGGTGACCAAAGAGTTTGCCAATGCTCTTGAACAATTTGTGTTCAAGTGGGGCAAGGTAGCGTCCAACTCTGACATTGTACCTAGGATTACGTGGTGATATGATTCTGGGTACGGGATCAGTCTTAGTCGTACGATCGGTCTTCTCATACTTTACAAATACTTGTATGCTTGCATCCTCCTTCAAACTAGTCCGCCCCGCACGGATTTCGTCCAAAGCTCTCTGGTACACTCGTCGCTTGCGGCCCGGGCGCGAATCAACAAATTGCTGATGGCTCACAGGGGCGGTCGAGGGCAACAAGGGTACCAAAGACTCCAGGGTTTCGCATAACCTCTGAGAAAAGACGCCGGTGTCTGGTCGCGGTGGTCTGGAAAATCCAGAACCAACCTTGACAAAAAACACCCGCTCACACACACCTCTCAGTAAAGTATTGAGGTCATTAGTGAATGGCACAATTTCGATATCGGGAGAAACACCAGCCACTCTTACGTAGTGTCTCTCTCGGGGAGTACCCAACTCCCTTCTCCACCGCAAGCGGTCAAGGCCACCACCTGGTAGGGTGAGATGTTCCCAGCCGTCCTTACAGACGACGGGGAACGACTTCACCACCTTAGTGGTCTGGCAGCCTTCACCGGTGGAGGGAACTGGGCACCCCTAGTCTAGTGTCTCAGCGGGCCCAGAAAGCCCACCAGACACCAGTCTAAATACCTTGCCGAACACGTTCTCACTGTCGCAACGATCCTTCCATGTCTTGGTCTGCACAGCCAGTTTCATCTTCCTGAAATCATTCGTGGGTACGAACGATAAGAAAACTGCCCTATCAACAGCTATATTCTTGTCGCACACACGCATGTCCTTATATTCAGGCTCCTCGAGCTGTTTCTGAAGCCACTTCCTGGTAACCAGGATGTTAGCTTCAGACATAGGACGCTCGCCATACTTGTTGTAAGCCAATTGGGCCAGAGCAGAGGAAAAGGAAGATCGCTTCCCTCTCTTGATGACCTTCTTGGTACGCACAACCTCTTCTTTCTTAACCTCCCCATTCTTATCATGGATGGTATGAGTGGAAGTGTATGTGTGAGTGTCTACAAACTCGATTGGATCATGGACTTGTGCATCCAATTGACACAGAACTTCTTTGGTGAAGCGCTCCTTGGTAGAACCCTTGGTGACGACCCCCCAAGCATATTCTAACCACTTAGCTCCCCACCTCGTCAACACCAACGTCTGTTGTCCGTAGTCAGCCATTTACCCGATTGGCAGCAGTTACAATTTATCCCCTTTCGGTAGACCTGCCCTTCAAACCCCAATGTAAGTTGGAGAG